TAATCTATATATTATTTTTTAATATACATTTTCTGTTGCCCATTTTTTCCAATATTCTTGTCTTTCTGATGTATTATGTTCTAATGGATTTAATCCAGCACCAGTAATCTCAGATAGTGCTATATCCCATACAATAGAATTTCTTTTTATTAAAAATGGTATAGCCTTTTCACCAATTTCAATAATTTTTCTATATGGACTTCTTACTGATATTGATTCTAAATCAGGTAAATTTGTCATTTCTGATTCTTCTATTAATTTTAATATTATAAATTCATCATTATTTATAAATTCATTGAATTTTTCTACTTTCATATCTATATTTTTTTTATCTATATATTAAACAAACACAGTATAATAAACTATAATTATTAAAAATAATTAAATTAATGATTAAAATA